TAGTTTCTCTCATTAAATCATTCAATAATGAAATACGCTCCAAATACGTGGAGGGGGTAACTTCCAACTCCTTATCAAATTCAACATCAATTGAAGCAATCGAGTTTCCTAGCTTGATTTTTGAAAGCCAAGTGACATTTTTTTTATAATTAAGATCCTTTTTAATAGTAAATCCAATTCTTTCTAAAAAATCAGCAGTTTTTCTTAATTCTACATCTGCAGTCATCTCCATTTTATTATGCAAAATTTTTATACAAGTAATTAATAGTATGAACTCCCATGATTCCTTATATTTTTGTGTACCTAGCGAATCTTTATCAATACTTGTTTTTGAAAAAGTAGTATATTCAAAATCGTTTAATTGTAAAGGAAAAGAAAACATGCCTTCTTCTGCGTTAGATAAATATCTAATACGAGCGTTTACTGCAGATTTTCCAACGCCTTTTCTCCCTACTAATAAAAATTGGTGACTATTAATGAGTCTACCAACAATATTTTTCGCATCATAAAACGAAGCATCAAATATATCTGGTATTCGGGTATATTCCTTTTCTGCGTCTGCAAAACCAAATTCAAACTCACTCAAGACTTTATTCATTTACTAACCACTCACCTAACTATTAATTTTATGATTAATATATTTTACATTATCTTATGTTTAATACTATCTAATATAGTAACTAATGTCTATATATATTAGAATGTTATATGTAATATTCTTACGTAAGCGATATTAACTATTGGCCGCCCCTCAACGAGGGGCTATTTTTATTTATAGCGTCAAATAGATATCAGAAATCCGCATATCATTCACTGCGCCATCATTCACTGCGCCATCATCTTCCTTGATCATTGTAATGATTCATTATATCCTTAAAACCTTTTTGGATGAACTAATATTGGAATATATTCAAATTTATAGTATTTTAGATATAGAAAGATATAGAAAATCTATGCGTCAAATTTATTCATAGAAAATATTGAGGTGAACTTTGTTGGCAAAAGAAAATTTAGAGTTAGAAGATATTCATCAAAAGAGTAAAGTTATTGCAAATGAAGTTATGGTTACTGCGTCCAAGGCAGCTGTACCTTTAAGTTCTAATGACAAAGCAGACATAGAAAAAGTATTTTCAGAAAAAGCTATTGCATTAAGTGAACGAGCTGATCGTATTCTAGAAGATCAACCTTCTCTTAATGAAAAAGAATTAGCTATAAAATTAATTAAAGAAGATTTAAAAAATGCTTCTATGTTTTCTCCTATGAAACGTATATTAAAAAAAGCAATTAAAAATTTGGAGGAAAAATAATGATTTCCAATTTAAAACAAATCTTACCTTTACTAAAAAAAATTATTATCTTTATCCATGGACATCATGAAGAACTAGAGAAATATGCAAGTTATACTGCTGAGATATACGCCGCCGTCGCAAAAGCTGCCAAGCAACGGCAAAAATACAAACAAAATTAGCTATGTACTGCCCCTCATCGAGGGGCTATTTTTTTATCGTTGCGGAATATTTAAGTACCATCGTTTGTCATGAAAATCTTGCGCTCCGCCTTGCGTGTTACCTTTCGGATCGTTCGTTGCACGCATCATAACGTATACTTTCTTGTTAGGAAAATTACGCATATTGAAAGAAACATGATAGCCAACATTACCATAAGTGCCGTAGGGTTGGTTTACGTCTGGGCGTGAAACGCCATTAGCATTTACTCGTGCTAATTCTTTCCCAGTATTGTAGTCCATAATGAAAATATACTCGTATTTATAATTAGCAATGTGCCATCCAGCGACGTGTAAGTTCGCATTTTCGATTTCCCCAAACTGATCAATGTGGGCGTAATTTGTTCCATCTGTTAATGTAGGATTGGCAGCACCTGCTCTAGTTGGATCAATAACTGGTTTATCATCTGAAGTCGTCGGATTTTTATCTGTAAAACCATGAGCTAAATCGTAAGCTAGTTTCTCCTTACTTATACCCATTTCTGATAAGTATCCATAAGGATCTGTATGATCACCCCAAATATTTTGTGTTACCCATAAATGTGATTTGATTCCTGGTTGGTTATAAGGAGTGTCTAATGTTAATGGAATACCATATTTCATTGCTGAATCTCTTGCCAATTCAACATATGCTTTATAGTTCTTTTCAAAAGTTGCTTTATCATGTGTGTGTTGTAACTCAATCTGCACAGGACTGTTGGCATTAGCATACGAACCAGCACCGTACTGTACATAACCAGGTTGACCGACTTGATAAACAATTCCGCCGTCTCCCACAATGTAAGCAGTGTAAGCACTAGTCCATGAACGTTGCATATACTGTGCTTCATTGCGTCCTGTTGCTGTTTCGTTAGCTGTTTCATGCAGTAAAATATACTGATTATTCGCTACTTGAGAGCTACCTTCATTTGGGCCCAAATTAAATTCATTGTTGATCGTATAGGCAAATGCTTTTACCGGCAACAAAAAAAGAGCTACGAGAGCCCCTATAAAGATTTTCTTTTTCATTTGGTTCCTCCTATTTTTTTAAGTTATACGCTGAAACGCCAGTTATTACACCTAAGAACGTTGCTATTGCATTGATAGTGAGAACTGTCATATCTGTTCCGCCCCATCCATATGCTTTGCCTAATGTTGCCACTAAAACCGATGATGCAGGAAGTACTGTAAGCACGGTCCATTTAACTATTTGATAATATTTATTCGGCAAAATCATTCACTCACCCCCTCTCACGTCTTGAATATCATGTTCAACTACATTCATTCGCCCTTCCAATTGATAGGTTCTTTCTACCAAATTATTATGTTTTTCAACTTTTTTCTCTAGCTGATCAATTCGATAAATTGTCAATTTATTAGAGATAACAATTCCTGAAAAAGTTCCCACCAATGAACCAGCTAAACTAAAAATTGAAATGACCGCATCTATACTCATAATTCACCAACTTTTCTTGTATTAAAAAAAGCGTACTCGATTGAGTACGCTTTACACTTATTTTTCTGAACATTCTATGACTTTTTTAATATCTTCCATGGCACAATTCCATTCCAATATTAGCTCTTTTGATGCACTTTTCTCTTTAATTATTTGATCTCTTATCAAGGTACTGTATTCTAAATCCAAATAATCATTTTCTTGAACATTATCAAATATCTTTTCAATTCGCTTCTTATTTTCTTTAAAATCTTTTATCATACCTCCCTCAGTACTATAACTATTTTCAATAGCTAAAATAAGGGCGTATTGAATATCGTCTAATGTTTTCGATTTATACTCCAATAATTTTTGAAGATAATCATTTTTGATATTTTTCAAGTGTAAATCTTTTTTTAGCTTACATACTTCTAGATATTTAGTAACTGATATTGGAGTTTCATATTTTTTTAATGAAGTATCTCTATAAGTAATTTCATTTGCAAATAAGGTAAAAATTCTTTCGCCTAATATTCCCTCACTTAACTCTTCCATTGTTCGTATTTTTTCATCAGCATCTTTTAAAACTGCATGCATATCTCCATAACCTATAATTTGAAATTTATCCAAATTAAGAATAAATGACAGCACAGTGGAAACCACTATACTTTGCCAAACAAATTGTTTTTCTTGTACGATTAACCAAATAGGGAAAAACCATATAACTATACTTATCACCAAAACTATAATTCTTTTAACTTTTAACCACACATTTTCAACCTCACGTTTTACCTATATTTACTTAATCATACAAAAAAATGCTGACTACATCAAATTTTATTTCCAGTAATCTGCTTATATTGGTCTTTTGTTAAACAGTTCATGTTTACATAGTCAAGTAAATCTTGATCCGTATAACATCCCCAATCATAAAATTGTTTTATATTTTCAAAGCCCGGAAAACTATTCATTACTTTTCCCTCCATTCTTAATACTTGCGACTTCCATCGTCAATTGAGCTAACATTTGTTGCATTTTTTCTTGTTCCTGTACCGATGTCGCCAATTGTTTTGTCAGTAGAGCATTTAATTGCTTCAACTGATCGACATCTTCAATATCGTCAACCGCTGTGCCACTTTTCTCTTCTTCAGTAGCTAACTCAACCCACTGTTTTTTATCAAAATCAAATCTTGGTCTCCAGTTAGGAACTGGTGGTTTAATCTCTGTACAGTTTTCAGGGATATTTTCTTGATTGTTCAAAATGATTTGCTCGAATCCGTAAGGCTTGATTGATTTGTAAACTACTTTCATTAGATTTCCTCCCTTAAATTGAATAAGTGATAACAAATGAATAATCTGATCCATAACTTGAATTTCTTCTCCATTTAATGGCTCCGTCTGCACCAATAGATAGTTGAACACTGTTCAAAGTAGAACGGTCTATCGAGCCAACCAGTTGCTCAAAACTAATTGGTGTCCGATAGCCTTCTGGAATTGTTAGTATCGTTGAATCATTTCCAGCACTGCTTTTCCCATTCAACGCAAAAAAATAAATAGTGACGGTTTTTCCTTCACGATAAAGCTTTGCTGATCCGGTATTCCCGTTTGTAACTGTTAAGGTTACGACTTCATATTTGTTGTCGTCTGTTGTCAAAACAGGCTTGCTTGATTTTGTCAAAGCTCCAGTAAAGTTTTTATTGCCCGGAATGTTCTGTGATGTGAGTAAATCAACTGCTTCACCGTTCAAAATTAGTTTTTTATCTTCAACTTTTGGCGTTTTTGCGAAAGTTATTTGCCCACCAATCGTTTGATCTGCTGTTTTGCTAACAAACATATCGTTAGATTCTGATTTACTGAAAAAATCGCCAGTGGTGAATTCAGCAAGAGCAGTTGCTACTTTTTCAGCGATTTCATTTGCTTGCTTATCTGATTCATTTATCAATCTTACTAATTCGTTATATTTCGAGTAGATTTGATCGTATTGGACCTGTTTATCACTAATGAACTGATTGAAAGTGGTTTGCATTTCACTCTGTAATTTTTCCAATGAAGAAATATAGTATTTCGCTTGCTCCGAATTAATATCCACTCGTTCTAACACGTCTATGATGAAGTTCTGAAAAGTTACTTTTTTGCCGTTAGGATCTACATATTCAAAATATGCTTGTTTGAATTGATGACTCGTGCTGAAATTTGACTTAGTGAACGTGTAACTAATTAACCCATTAGTCGAATCGATTATTTCTGGTTCTCCCTCGGTATAGTTACCGTTTGAAACTTCGCCCACAAATTTCAAAGTACCGTTTAGATTAATTACAAAAGGTGTAATTTCATCTTCCTCAAGAAGTTGTACATTGATTGTTGTGAGCCCCCCATCACCAACTCTACCAACAACACGGTGACGTAGATAAGGCTGTCTCTTATTTGCAGATAATTTAATTTCTAAATTTGCCACTCTTCCATACCTCCTAACTAAAAAGAAACTATATACCTAAGCACCATATTTGCGTTATCTCCACTTGCATTGCTTGCTGCACCTGTAAATATATTAGTATTCGAATTATAGTTTATTCGTTTACTAAACCACTTTTTGTGATAGTCATCAAATCCTGAAACAATTTCTCCTAAAACATTAGTAAAAGTTACACGTTCCTTATAAAAAGGCGTAGTTACATATCTATCCTCAATTGCTTGCCCGTTTTCGTATGGGAGCCATACTAACAAAAAACCTGAAACTGTCTGCCACATTTTTTTTGAAGGTTGGACAGTTTGAGTATCATGCAATAACGCAGTCCCACTCCACAAAATTTCTCCTTTAGAGACAGTTAGCTCGTAACTATCCGATATCTTTGAGATTGAAACAGTTGATCCAGTAGAATTAACTGAGCATAGTGGTAAATTATAGACCTTATCACCATTGTTTAAATTACCTTTTATAACTTTTGTTATAAATTCTAGCTTGACTTGATTATTAGTCCATTCATATTCTTCCGATTCTGGAAGAATAGATCCAGGTATAACTTCTTGTGTCAAATCCACTGTTAATGCTATATAACCACTTGAGTTTGCTGGAACTGTTATACTTTCTTCTTGTCGAACAACGACCATACGACCTTGAATAATCGCTGCTCCTGCAGCAACTTTTACTGTTAATCCGCTTGAAGATAAATTCATAGACTGATCGTAACCATCAATAACCTGATTTTTCCGATTATATAAAACGTGATAAAGTCTAGCATCATTTTCTGCGCTTACTTTCACGTTTTCAAATTGATACCCATCCACATTGCTAACCATTTTTTATCCCCCATTATCTTCAAAATAATCCATAAAACGACTTCTTATGTTTCCGAAAGTCAATTCCACAAACTCCTTATCACTTGATATTCGCCAAGCTGTCAAAACCGACTTGTATATCTTTCCTTTATAAGAAATCGTGGCAAACATCCCTGTTTCAATCGTTTCGACATTCAAATTTTTTGCATTTCTTACAACGTTCACTTTGATTTCATGCGAATACGTATTGCCTTTCAACTCTGATTTTGCCACATCTTCGTAGGATGCTTTATCTTCTGCGGTTTGATCGTAGATATTAACCAAATTGACAGTTGGTTTCGTGATATTTTCTTTCGATCCATCTTGTGTCAAATTGTTTTCTTCGTCCAAATACCATGTTGACAGTATTATCGGTTTCTCTATATCTTTCATTGCTTTATCAACGATTAATAGCTTGTTCTCGTTTCCAGAGCCAGGCGCCTGAACAAACACATCCCAATCGCTAAATTCAGAAGAATTGTCTTTAATGTAAATTGATTCATTTACAGCACGTATGCCTGTATAGATTTTTCTGTTTTGAATTCCCTTGAAATACCATTTTACGTTGTATTTTTTGAAACCATTTAGAATATACGCACTTAACTTGTGTTTATTCGTATCGGTAGCTTGATACGAATGAGAGGTCGCACTTTCTGCTTTGACGTCTAAAATATCTTTTAGTTGTTTCGTTGGATCATTCAGCAAATAGTATTCAATCAACCGCCGGATATGCTCTTCGTAGTTATCTCCTGACACACGTGCAGTCGGTATCTCACTATCAGCTAAACTAAGTAAGCTTTTACAACTGATTTTTTTGTCTTCCTGCGACGTAATTACACCAAAATATGCAAATTTTCCACTAGGAATATATTTTGCTAGTAGAAAATCGCCTGTTTTTACAGAAACGTACTTATCCATCGTAAAGCTACTAGCCTCTTCGTTGATCTCGTCCGCACCAAATTCAAAACTGTTAGAGAATAAATGTTCGTTATAAAGCATTAAATCACGATGAAAAAGCGTGACTGCTAAAATCAAAACAGATCACGCTCCTCGTATAACTCAATCTCTACGTCTGCCCCCCCAACATGAAACACAATGCTGAATTCTCCAGTCGGGGCCTGAACAAAATTAGTTTTTGTATAATCCTGTTGTTGGTAGACAGAAGATTCTACCCCTGCAATATCTTTTAAAATCGCCGTTGTATCTTCAAAAAGGCTTGATACTTCTAGAGTCTGTGTTTCAGTCATATCTATGAAGTATCCATCCGTTGCGATGATTTGTGAGTTTTGGATTACTTCCCAATACGGATTTGAACACTTCCCAATCACACGAATTTTTAGCGGGGACATCCGTTCCTTGCTATTCGTTAGGTATACAGAATTATTATTGAATTTGAATACACCTTTCTTTTCCCATACATTTTTGGTGTAGACATATGGTCGAACAAATGAGTAAACTTTTCCACGTGTATTGAGAGAAGTTGAATTCTGTATTAATTTTTCACGCTTAATAGAATACCAGCTTGAAGTAAAATATAGATTCAAAGTATCTGTTAGCAATGAGCTTTGGGAATCAATTTCTGTTTTAGATAATGATTTCAAACTACATTTCCTGATCATTGTTTCTGAATCAAAAGAAAATTCTAGTTCAAAAGGTCCATTAGCCAGAAATTCAACTAATGAACCATATAATTGTTGTTCTCTAAATCCGTGAACAGAAATCATAACTGATGATTGAAATTCAGACAATTCAATACTCTCTCCTATTTCTCTGAAACTACCCCATTGTCCAATATGCTCTTTTGTAACTTCAAAACCTAGATTCGACATTTCAGTAGCAAAATAATCTTCTGTGGACAAATCAATTTCTTCATTTAATTTATTTCTTAATATTACTGTCCTCAAATTTTATGTCCTCCTGATTAAAATTTTCTGAATATCTAAAGCTAGTTCTTTATCTGATCGATTGTTACTTTTAAAAAACGAGAGTAATAATGATAGCAGATCATTTGTCATACGAGACTGTTTTTCTATCGCTTGGAGGATATGTCTATTATCTACAGAATTAATCTCACTTTTCGTTTCTTTTTTATTGCTTCCAGAAAGGAAGGCTAATGCTTGACCCATAAGTTCGATAGCTCTTGTTTTTCTTGTCAATGGAATAACCATTTCTGGTTTATTTCCTTCGCCAGCTCTGTAAAGCCCATCTTTAGTAATCAAACCGCCGTTGGCATAACCGTGACCTCTTCCAATAACTTGCAACATTCCGGCAAATCCATAACGCTTCTTAGCGTAGTTGATAGCTGCTAAGATATCATCGAAACCGCTCATTATATTGCCGTATCCTGGAAAAGCATTCGCTGCAAAAGTTCCGGGTTTCGTTTGAAGTAATCCTGTTGCATTGCCTTCAGCGAGCCCATCATTGCCGCCGATTGCTTTCTCATTACCACCAGATTCTGTTTGAATTTGTGACATCCAGGCATTTATATAAGCTGCTGTAGCTGGCAACCCATTCATTTTCAATGCTTTAGACACATAAGAACGCCAACGTGCAACACCACCGCCTCCAGCTCCACCACCAGTGAATATATCCCCTGAGCCCATTGAACCGTTTAAGTGGATATGATCAAAGTGATCACCGTCTGGCCAGTTCGTCCATTGTCCGCTTGAACCTGTTCCAGATAGTCCCATGCGGTCTCGTACACGCCCATTCGTAATTACATACGCAATTTTTGAAGGAAATTTCTCGAAAGCATAATTAGCAGCTGCTGTATATCTAGGATCTCCTGATATACCTGGATAAGCTAAGTCGATAGCTTGACGTTTTCCGTGATAATAAGCATCTCCTGCTCGATAACCAGATGTTACTGTAAGTCCTGGGAACTTACCCATTACTTTCTGTGCAACATCAACTAAATATTGATAAACACCATTGGCATTTACTGAACCATCAAAATTGCCATGAGTGAAGAATTCACTTAATTTTGATTGAAGCATTGTATTTGCAGCTTTGGACATTAATGACGTTCCTGATTTAGTCATATCAAGCCATTGTTCATTAATGCCTGAAAAGTCAACTTTGCTAGTTAAGAATTCTAACATTCTTTTTTCATCATCAAGTAAATCAACGATATCTAAATTACCGACACCATTTTCATATTGCGGGACATTTAATCGTTCTTTTAATTTTTTGGTTAGGGAAGCATTTAATACTTGGGCTCCTTTAGGTAGGTTAACCAAGAGATCCCGACCTTTAGCAATAAACCCACGACCGTCAGGCATCTGAACATATTCTTCATGTACGAATCCTTTTTGGTCGTTAATCATAGCGAGTCCGCCTGGATGACCTTCAGTTCCCTTAGCATATTGAGGGATTGCCCAGTTACCAATACTCTTGCTTGACTCTACTTCTTTAAGAACATAGTTAACGCCAGAGATAACGCCATTAACACCTTTTCCCATGCCTCCGACCATCGTATTCGCTACGCTATTCATTGTAGAAGCTAGAGAATTGCTCATTGAATTCATTCCATTGATTAATGACTGCAGTAGGAATGAGCCTGCATTGTAAAATCCGCCATTTTTAGAACGAAGATTGTTAATCGAATCATTGCCGAGTTGGTTTACACGGGCTATAAATGATCCGTATAACGAATTCCAACCGTTTAGATTGTTCTGCTGCCAAGTTCGCCCGTTATTGTACATAGGCGTGTTGTAGTTTCTAAGCGTCACCATCGCTTGATTGCAAAATGAATTAATTGTAGCAATGAACGTGCCAGTTAAGCTGTTCCAGCCATTCATCAAATTCTTATTCCAAGTTGCCCCCTGTAGGTAACTAGGATTATTTTGCGATTTAAGGGCATTAAGATAATTCGTAATAAAGAGCGTTTCGCTGCTCATGTATTGAGGAACAACTGAGTTCCAGCCGTTCATTAAATTAGTCAGCCACTCTGATCCAATGGCAAGATATTGATCTGATTTTTCTGATAAAGCGTCAGGAATAATCGGTTGCGCAACCTTTGTATCAGTTGTTGACTGATTGCTTATTGGCTGCTGACTTCTTAATACTTCCGTCAGCTCATTAATAGCTAAGATTAAAGCATCGAAATTCGGCGCGGTTGAAATAGTGGTTATATTTCCTATACCATCAGCATATTTAGAAACTAATTGTTTAGTCTTGGAGGCTTTCAACACTTTCGATCCTCGCGGAAGATCTAAAACAACATTACGACCTTTTGGGATGAATGCTTCTCCATTTGGTAAAGTTACAAGCTCTTCGTAAGTTGATCCTTTTTGGTCATTTACCATTGCGGCTCCGCCAGGATGGAAATTAGTTCCTTTCGCATTAGGCATAGGACCTATAAAGTCAGCCGATACCGTTTTAGTAATTTTATCTGGTATTTTTGTTTGGAAGATGTTGAACGCTTCAAATGCATCTTTTGCAGCTTGCGAAGCCTCATCATGACCTACTGCAGTTTTATCGTTTAGGAATACATTCTTGTTATAGTTATCAATAGCAGCTGATGCATTACCTACCGTGCCAGTTAAGCTTGAATTATCGCCGAATAGTTTCTTCAATAGAGGAAGTACATTTTTGTTATAGTCTTCGATGCTAATAGTTCCATCTTTGACTTTAGTTAAAATATCAACATTATCTCCAAGCATCCGCTTGATAGGGTCAGGAATTGCTTTCCATGCATTGAAAGATTCTCCTGATGCAAATATTTTGTTTAACAGATCTTCATTATTAGCCAAGATGTTTTTTTGATCAGTTGGCAACTGGTTCCATTGATTCAAAGTTTCTTTAGATGTTGAGATTTTTGTTAAAAAATCCATGTTATCAACAAGAAGCTTTTTCTCTGAATCAGGAATTGAATTCCATCGAGCAAAATTTTCTTCTGAACTGTAGATTTTATTTAAGAAATCGTAATTGTCTCCTATTATTTCTTTCACATCTGTTGGTAATCCATTCCAACTTGCTAGTTTCTCTTCTGATTTAGAAAGAGTAGTCAAAAAATTATAATTTTTAGCATTCAACTCTTTTATTTCAGGTTGATACTCATCCCAATAACCTAAGTTCAGTAAAGTTTCTGCCATTATTTCAGGTGTATTTGAGTAAAGTAAAGCTTTTTTTTGATCGAAAGTTAGATTTTCCCAATCGCCTTTTGCTTGAACAGCTTGCGTAATAGTTTTAGTGACGTTTGACTCAATCAAAGCTTGTTGATCAGTAAAGGTCATTTTGTCCCATTTACCATTTGCTATTGCCGCCTCTGCAATCATCAATTTGGCATTAGAAGAAAGGTTAGCTTTTTTACTTGCCCAAATTAGTTTGTTCCAACCAGCTTCAGATTTAGCTGCCTCATTGATTGCTTCTTGGGCGTTAGTTTTCACTTCTCCTGTTTTTTCTTCCAATACTAAATTATTCCAAAATTCACCGACTTCGGTTGCTTCTGTAGATATTAAATCTATTTTTTTAGCATTTTCTTCAGCAGTTTTAGCCGCCGTTCGAGACATATCCCCGAACGTTTCTATCATTTTTTTATTTTGCTCAACCGCTGATTGACCTGCATCACCCATAGAACTAATAAGTTGACCGTTAGCAAGGAATACTTCTTGCGCTAGTTCTGGATACTTGCCTAGAATTAGCGACATTTGATCTTCCGTCAGTTCAGTAGCTGATTTGCTACTCTTCTCAAGCAAGTCGAACATTTGCTTAGCGTAGGAACTATTCAGATCATATCCAGCATCAACAAGATGTTTTTTCATGTCTTCTTGCATTTTAGAATATTCGATTTTAGAATTTTGTCTTTGTTTACCCAAAGATTCTAGCCAGCTTTTCGCTTGATCTTGAGTAGCGTTGCCCACATTTCCGGTCATTGCATCTAAAATCTTTTTAGTTTCGTCTTTGCTCTTTCCTAAAGAATTTACATAAGCAGTTGCTGATTCTTCAGCCAATGCTTTGACGATGACAGATTCTTCATAAGAAATTTTACGACCGTTTTTAGAAGCATTTTCTTTTATTTGCGTAATTCTATCATTATTTTCTTGGACTATCTTTAAATATTCTTCTTGTTTGTCTATTTCGTCATCGGTTAGATCATCTGCCGCATCTTGGATATCTTTAGGCAGACCCTTAACTAGTTCCTTTAACGTTTTGATGCGATTAGTCATTTCAGTTTCAATTGACTTACCCATTTTTTCGAAATTACCGGCCATAGCACCTGTATTGTCAGATAGTCCTTGTTCTATAAGTCCAAATTCGCCAATTGCACCGTCGCCATAACCTTTAACTTTTTCGAGAGCTTCATCTGTTGCTTTACCTACATCCGTGCCCCACTCTTTTGTACGTTGAGCGGAATTCCATGCTTCTTCTCCAAAAGTTTTCCATGCACCATATCCGAGAGCTAGCGCACCACCTACGCCAACGACACCAAGTAATGCTGGGCCTAATAAGCCTAATGATGTAGTCATCGCACCTACGCCACTTGCTCCTGCAGCACTACTTGCTGCGCTTGCTGACTGACCTAAAGCAGAAGTTAAACTACCTAGCCCACCTGCTCCTGCGGTCTTAGCAGCTGTGGTTCCAATAGTAGTAACTGTTGTAGAAAAACTATCCATTGCCTTTTTTTGAGCAGCTTTCGCAACTAAGTCAACCAAACTACCAGTTAATTTTCCTACAGCTGTTTGAGTTTTTCCAACTACAGCAATACCACCGCCAAGCAATTTCAAAGTGGGACCAGCTGCTGCTGCTATGCCAACCCACTTAATGATATTTTTCTGCGATGCATCATCAAGTTCTGAAAACTTATTGATTAGTTTGGTTGATTTTTCAATGATTGGGGTAAAGATAGGGAGCAACTTTTCACCAGCTGTAATAGCTAACACATTCAAAGATTCTTTAAATCGAGCTAATTTGTTAGCCGGCAAATTGTTCATCGATTTTGCAATTTCTTTCGTTGCACCATTCGCATCGTAAGTTTCTTTAGTCAATCCTTTTAGAGCATCTCCGCCTTGATTGACCAAAACATTCATCGCTGATTGCGATTCTGTACCAAATGCCAATGCGATTGCAGACGTGCGCTGGGCATCTGTCCAGCCTTCAGTGTTCGTTTTGATCTTGTTGAGCATGTCTGGGAGGGTGAGTGTACCGTTTTTAAACTCATCCACAGAAATTCCTAACTGTTCAAAGCCGGCAATATTTTGTTCTGATGGTTTCAATAAGCGTGTCAAAGCCCCTCGTAGTGCTGTCCCGGCTTTTTCTCCACCGATACCTGCATCACTAAGTAATCCGATAGCTGACGCTGTTTCTTCAACATCCATCCCCAAGCTGTTTGCCACCGGACCAACATACCCCATCGCTAATCCTAGATCGGAAAATCCAGCAGAAGTTGCATTAGCCACGTAAGTCAATGCATCTGTTACTCGCGTAGCATTTTTAACTGTGCTATTGTAGTCCTTACCTTTCAAATTAAATTGACTGATTACTTCTGTAGTTACATTCATTACATCGTTGAAGTCATCCCCGGATGCTTTGGTAGCATCTAAAATAGAAGGCATTACACCAAGCGTTTGATTCGCGTCATAACCTTTACGAACAATTTCTGCTAAACCAGTATTTATTTCAGTAGTAGAAACACCATATTCCTTCGCCCATTTTTTCGAGCTATCAGACATCTGATCTAATTGATTGCGATATTCGGTTGTCATTTTCCCACCGTTGGTCAACAATGGACCAATTTCACCAATTTGAGTTTGAAAATCAACAGCCTTCTTAGTAGCCAATCCAAACCCAGCAGCGATCGGCGCTGTAACAGACATGGTCAATGTGCTTCCTATGCTAGACATTTTTTTACCGAAAGATTCAATTTTCTTTCCTGACTTAATCCACTGATCAGATTGTGCTTTAAGTTTCCCAGTTACACCTTCTGTTTCTACCTTCATGCGGGCAATTTGTCCTGTAGTAGTTTTCATCTGAGCTTCATAACTAGCAGACTTAGCAATCGCTTGATTCAATTCATTTGCATATTTAGCAGTGGAAGCCGTTGCCTTACCATTTGCATCAAAGCTTTTATCATACTGAGTCTTCAGCTTACTCATATACTTTTCGTTAGAGCTAAGTGTCTTACTAAGTCCGTCATATTTAGCTCGCAAAGCGCCCACTTTATCGCCTGAATAATTCATCACTTGCATCTGGGCCTTCATAGCCTTTGTGTTATAAGCGACGCTTTTTTTAGCACCTTCTAGTCCTTTAGAAAAGGCGGAACTATCCAAATCCAAAATAACCTTCATATTTCCAATTGGTTTTCCGTTTGCCATAATTTTCCTCCTTTCCTAAATGGATTTGATGAAATCTTTTAGGTCGACTTCTTTTGATTTTTCTTTTTTCGGACTTACACAAGCAATTTCAATTAACGTGTCAAAAGAATTATTTTCAATATCAGAGAGAGACCATCCCTGTTTCGTTAATTCTCTACACAGTTCCATATACATTTCTTCCGCTTCTTCTGGGGTTACTTTTTTGCTTCTGGATCTGGATCGCTTTCAATCCCCATTACCTGTCCTAATAGACCGTCTAATGTTTCGCGAGTTGTTTCAGAAGGCAACCCATCTAAAATTTGATCAGAGGTCAATTTGTCTGCTTTGAAAATTTCCACTGCAAAAGCTAAATAAATATCTAACTGATCCCACACCATGATTTTTTCTGCATTTAATTTTTTAATTGTTTGCAAAGCTAAACGATAGTCTTTCCCGGTTGTTTCTAATTTCTCAAAGACTTCTTTTTTGCCTTTTTTATTTTTTAATTCAATTCGAACTTGTGCCATCTATGATTTCCTCCTAATATTTTCAAATAAAAAAGAGGACTACTACAGTCCTCTAAAAAAACTATGCTGGTACTAATGCAAGCAAATCTGATTTAAGCGTCTTTCCGGTGTAATCAATACCATGTGCTGTCAACCATGCTTTAATTTCTTCAACAGTATTGTCATTTGTTGGCTTTACGTCTCCTTCAGGATCAAAGCCGGGTGTTTCCGGTTCTTGTTCGGGCAATGTCTTAAAAGCTGGAATATCAACTTTCGCCGATTCAACATCATTAGTTACTCGAACTGCTTGATAATCACCCTTTACAACTTGTATATTTGCTGCGATTCCAGTGATTGTCAGAGGACTTGCTCCCTCCACAACTTTGGTTCCATCTTTTTTATAAATTTTAAATATTTCTGGCATGATCATTCTCCTAACTTAGTGCGATTGTTGCCCCATTCGTCGTTGGGGTAACTTTTCCAACGACAGGGCTAACTACTCCCCCGCTGGAAAAGTCATAGTACGCAATGCTGTGATAGCTGCTTCTTCCTTACCGACATATTTAGCAACCGATTGCCCCTTCGCATCGCCTTCTGTATCATTAGCAATAGCAGAGAATACATACTCTTCTGCTTCAGGTTCGAATGCTTCGTTAGTAGTTGTATTTAAATTAATTGATTCTCGACTGAATTTACCTTTAAAAATAGTTAACATAGCTGTTTCACCACTTAAATCAGCAGATTCCATTAAAATTGCACAATATGGTGGTTCAGTATCTTCACCTAAGAAGCTAATTTTGTTGTCATTCGTTTTATATCCTAAAATTTTATCGTTCAAATCTTCTGGTAAATCTAACAATCCAAATGTCGCTGAAACATCGCCTGTCCCTTTTTGTGAAATGTAGTATGCAATATCTGATCCATAAACTTTCGTAGATTCTTTTGATAAACCGCTAATTTCTGCGGATACTGTTGCACCTTTGTCCTGTTTACCTTCAATAACAAATTGATTAGCTTTTGGAATTTTACCGTCCTTATCAAAAATTCCGATTGTCATTTTTTTAAATCCTACAAGTGTCAATATAATCACTCTCTTTCAATTTTTTTTGACAACAAAAAAAGACACGAGTTTTCGTGTCTTAATTCCTGTTATTCTGTTTTAATATTGTGTATCGTAAATTCGTGTATTCCCGTCATATCGTCGAGCGTCTACATAACGTCTAGCCTCCGAGAAGTATTCGTCTAAACCTTGACCATTTACTTGCCCAAAGCCAAGCTTCTTCATCTCTTTTTTAATTTCATATTGCATTTGTTTGCATGTTGCTCTGTACTTAGACTCAACATCAATTTGTATTAGATGTTCAATAGAAAGTTCTTTATCGCTTCCGTGATAAGCTTCGTTTGGGACGTCCACAGGTCTAATTGTGATGAACGCCCCAGTCTTATCCGCCGTTTCTGGCTGTTCATAATACTTGATACGATATTCTTCTGTTTCATCATTGAACGTCATGTTTTTGATGTATTCATTGTTACACAGCAATTCATAGATATTAACAAGCATATCTTTCATAGGTTTCTCTTTACCTCCGATGCCACTGTCTCGAAGTACACGGGTTCAGAATTCTTTAACGATTTTGTGATAACGCCAAACCCGCGTGGTTTTATTTGGCGACCGTTTCTTGTATAGCCCCATTCGTTTAAATGGATTAATCGATAACGTTGATGTGGACCATTCCAACCGATTTCTGCTTCAGTATTGTAATTTTTATACGTCGCATTTTTACGAACAACTTCATCAATCGTATATCCTTGATCTTTAAAAACGACCATGTCAGACTGCAGACGTTTCTCGACTTTCTCAGCGCCGGTATTGATTGCTTTGCGAGCAATCGATCGGACTTTTTTATCACCAAGTCTTTTTTCCATTGCTTTTAACGTTTCGTTTACGCCTTTAACTTCTACGCTATTCATCGGCATACACCGCCAAAAGAATCGTAACGAAACGATTATCCGTAAAATCATTTCGAACATCAGCAATATTCCACCTGATTCCGCTATAGCGCCTGTCTAGAATCTCCACATAATGTTTATTAGAGACTAAATAGTCTTCTTGCGGATCTCGGATAGTAACTGTAACCGCCTGCTTAGTCGTTTTAGAGTTTAAAATTTCTAAATCTTTCATCGACGGATTATATATTTCAGCAAAGCAGTTAAAAATAATTTGTTTTTCTTCTTCACCAGGCATCGGCCCTGGTTTTGGCTTATAGCTAAAAAATTCAACTGGCGTTCTCATCGCACCATTATTAACTTTAGGCTTCTGATACTCAAACGTTGGTTTCTTCATCGCTAACGTCCTCCTCCACATAATTCGAGAGAGAGACGGCCATTAATTCGGACAAAAAATTTTCATTAAAAAATTCGAGAGAATCATTGTAAACGTATCTGCTACGCTCAATGATTAATTCTCGAATTTCTGGCTTAGTAATATCTTCACTTCCGCACCAACGCTTTATTGCCGCAGTTGAACTTTCCAAAATATTTTCTAAGTTGTCATCGTCAGCAGTATGAAAGATTCTCATCCGCGATTTGAAATCTTTTAGCAATTTCTCATCCAATAGAAACGCCCCTTTCTATCGCAGTGCAATTGTTGCTCCGTCACTTGTCGGCTCAACATTAATAACTGCGGGGGACTCTATTTTCCCTCTGATACTTTTAATCCCCAAACAGCCGCCGCCTTATCATCTTTAGCTTTTCCGTATGCGAATTGCTTAGCAGTGTATAGATCTAAATCTTCGATTGCCAATGTTTGATCGTATTTACGTAAAGTAATGCCCCCACCAATATATGCATCGTAGCGGCCGTTTACGAACGTTAAAACTTTTTCAGTTACTTGCGCTAATGATTCAACAATTTTTAAATTGTAAGGCAAAGCAGTTACATATACTCCTTGCGCATTTAATGAAGTATATTGACGTTTGACATCCCAAGCATCACTAGGATTAACTACCATAACAACTTTTCCATCTACAGCAACTGCGTGACCTTTTTCGTCAGTTGAATGATGTTTGTAAACATTCGTTAGTTCTTTAACAGTCGTTGCTGAATCAGCAAATGTTAAATCGCCCATTGAAGTTTTTTCTGGATAAACACCACCAGTAATGGCTACACCTTCTTGAACTTGACGATTTAAACCAATCGGCTTGTCATTTCCATCTCCTGATAAAAAAGCAGCCTCTAAAGCCACTGCAAAAGCTTCATCAATTTGAGTAGCCACAAATGATTCAATCCAAGCTGGTCCGAAGTCTTTCAAATCCTTAGGAACAACTACAAACGCCGTCAATTTGCTTTGAATTTCTTCTTCTTCACTGAACGCTGCATCTAACTGACCTTTGATCTCGCCGAAGATTTTTCCCCATACAGCAACACCACTTGTTTCAGACTTCAAGAATTTCAATCGTAGCCCTGCGTTTACTAAACCGATTTCAGCTAATAGTGGATGGGCAGTAGTTAAGTTCTCAAAGATTCGATCAATGGTTTCTTGCGGCAACAATTTTTCTTCTTTATAACCGACGTCCGTGCTGATAGCATTAAAAAATTTACGCTCACGAGCAGATAGTTTCGCATCTGCCGGATTTTCAGCAATTAATCCTTCTGCCTCAGCACGCGCTTGTTTTTTTGCTTCGTTCAGCAATTCATCGAGCATTGCACCGTAAAGTTCATTTTGTTTTTCAGCTGGCTCATTATTATTAACAGCAGCTAAAAAGTTGTCACGAATTGTTTTGAATTCGTTTGATAGTTTCATAGTCATTCAGTATGACCTCCTTATTTTTTTATTAAAAAAAGAACCGTTTCAAACCAGCATTTTCTGGTTCAATCGATTCTTGTTTTTCAGTATTTAGTTTTTCCGCTACTTTGTTTGCCAATTCATCTAAATCAAACTGCGGTTTTAACTTTTCTGCCAATTTTGAAATCGCGTCTGCCGGAATAACCGGTGACACACTCGCAACCAGCAACGGCGCTTCATTGTTTTCAAACATGACTTTATCAGCAAAACCGTTTTCTACTGCTTGTTCAGCGGTAAGCCACGTTTCATGATTCATCAATTCCAGCAATTCAGCTTCTTCAATGCCCGTTTTTGCAATATAAGCATTCGCGATTGATGAGTTATAATTTTTCAATACTTCTGCTTCGTGAGCTAACGTTCGATGATCGCCAGCAGCAGCGCTTGAAACATTATGAATCATAATTTGAGCAGTCGGGCTGATTTCAATTGTGTTTCCAGCCATTGCAATCACGCTTGCGGCGCTTGCAGCAATACCTACGATTTTCACAGTCACGTCACCTTGATAAGCGCGCAAAGCTGTGTAAATCTCACTACCTGCATATACGTCACCACCTCCCGAATTAATCACGACCTCTAGCGGTTCGTTGTTTTCAGGCAATAAAATATCTTTCGGTGATGTGCTGTCCATTTCAAACAAATCGTAAATCCATTTTTGATTATTAGAAATAATCGTTCCTTTAATTTCCAGTTTCGTCATTTACTTCCTCCCCTCCTTTCGCTTTCTCGTAGTTTTTGGTAATGTAAAACTCATCGCCGCCTTCGATACTTTCGTAATCGACTTCTTCACGAATTTCATTCCGATTGAATCCACCGCTTGAAATTAACTTATCTACTGCGTCTGCCAAATCAAAGATATCTTTTTTATCCACACCAACGACTTTAACTTCCATTCCAGCAACGTATTCCGCCTTACTGATTGTCTTTGCGTTCAATTCGTCTTCAATCTTTTTGTTCAAAGATTTCACACAATATTTATTCAATACTGTCTGAGCGCTTTCTAAATCAGCTAACTCTCCATGCAAAATTGTTGAAGGAATACCTAAAATGTCGGCAACCTCATCCACAAACTGGCGTTTCAGTTTCTTGAGCTCATCAATAGATTGATTAGTTTCGCCAACTGTATTCGTGAGTTCGTTATACTCCAGCCCTTGTTGCATCGGAATAATAGCAACTGAGTCTTTTCGAAATTTTTCGTACAGTTTATCAATATAAGATTGAGCTTTCTTTTGTAATTTGTCATCAAAACCTCGGCCTTCTTTACCTCCGACCGTCGCTCTAATCTGATGATTTCGCATAGCTACTTCAACCATTCGGTTGTAGAGAGAAGCGTAATCTTCGTACAATCCACGAACATATCTATTCAAGTCGTTGTTGTTGTATTGTAAAAAAATGACTTCACTCATCGGAAACTTTCGTTTGAACTCGTAGCCTTTCATCCACACACTTTCAAAAACATCGTCATACAACGCATATTCTTTTCGAACGTAGCTTTCAGCAATCAACAATTGATCATCGTCAGAAAGTACGATCAATACTTCGTTTTCAGTGATTAGCTTGTAAACGACTTGTTGCCAAAACGAAGAAGCTGATTGATCCAGATTCGGGCGTACATTTAATAAATACGTCCACTCGTTCGTGATCGGCTGTCCGTTTTTCCGAATTCGAAACTCTGACCGGCTGAATATTCGTGCTATAAATTCTGCACAGGTATCGATTGCTAAATGCTTCAAATACAGCGTGTTGTATTCGTCAATCAACGTGTCAAAGTCGTAGCTTAATTCAATCTCTGAATTTTTTTTGAAAATATCAAAAAACGATTGAAATACTCCCAATATTTACTCACCTCCCTTCGCTGCTTTAAAAATCCCAATCTTCCATCATGTCAAAGAAGCCCTCCAAATCAACATCTTGGATCTCTTCTCGTTTATATGAAGCAGCCAAGAAGGCATGGAAGCCGTCTGTTTTTCGACGGACTGGTTCTTTTTTCAAAAACGTTTTATTACCAGATTTATCAACTTTTGCATAACTGTTATTGGTGTACCACCTCATCGAAGGATCATCGCCAAAAATAAATTTCTCATTAGCAAACCCATCTTCAATTATTGGTGCCACTTTAGACTGCACACCTCGAATATTTCGAATGAACTCATAGTTATATCCTTCTTTTTCAAGCAACGGCTGTAGCAAATCCATTCGATAACCATCTGCACAAACCATCTCTATTTGATACAACTCACGTTTTTCATTCAACCAATCAATTAATAGTTGCGGAGATATGGACGGCGCATCCACAATTGTGAAAATTCCTTTGTCTGCCCATTCTTTAATCGGTGCTTTGATTTTGAACGCATCTAGAAATTCTTTTCTAGCAAAACTATGTTGCAACCAGATGAATTTTTCATCGTGTTTAAATAGCAGACCCACACTAGCAAAATCTCGGATTTCGGCATAGTCAAAACCAGCAACACATGATTTTCCTTTCAAATCGCCAATCGGTTGATCAGTTGCCATTAATTTATCATGTGTAGTGATATCCGTTTCCATGTCGCCTTCTGTAAAATTCATCCGTTTTACAACGAATTCACGGCGACCAGACGGCTCTTCTTCTAACTTTAGGTATTCGTCCATAACAGTTTGATACAAGCGTTTGGCGTAAGGAGAATCTTCTTCAAACATCGGATTCGCTTTCGACCACAATTCTGGCTTGTCCATTTCTTCGATCGTGTCCAGTTTGCATATAAACGGGAATAAACGATCATTCTTGTTTTCACCAGTAAATATTTTTTGTGCTCGTTCTAATGTTCGGTCATAAAAACCTTCTCGAACATGCCCGTTTGTACCGTTGTAAAATGTGCGTGGATGTTTGATTTTCCCTAATCCACTTCGCTGGATATCAACAATATCCGAGTTTTCAAACATATGGATTTCATCAAATTCAAGACATCCATCACGGGCACTATCCATGGTTTTAGGATTATTCGTCCGATAACTAAAGATAGAATTCGTAACTCGGTTCGTGATTGCCATTTTTGTCAGGTAAAATTGCTGTTCTAAACGTTTTGCTTGAACGGTTTCATAAACTTCTTTAAAACTCACTTTCCCTTGTTTTTCGGAATTGGCTGTAATCGTCACATCGTAGTTTCGAACTCCGTAAAGTGGGGAAATAAAAAACGAGTCTCTAGCTGACATGAAACCATTTTTACCACCACCACGTGCTATCGAGTTCAAAATTTCATTAAAAAACACCTCGTCATCTTCTTTTTTGTAAAGAAAAATGAAAGGTGTAATAAATTTCTGATATTTAGCTAACGGAAAAAAATTTTTCTCGGCATAACGAATAAATTTGTGAATCATCTCATCGTCAAAATACAAATCATCTCTCGGAAGGACTTCCTTTTTGAGATACTCGACAAGCTGGATACGCTCTTTGTTAAACGGAATTTTTCCCCGTTCATACAAATCCACATACTCATCAAAAAAGTAAGGTTGTAGCAACGTCATAGAAGATCACTACCATCTAACGCTGCAGTGGTAGCAGCTTCTCGTTTTTCTTCTGGCAAATAGTCAGTTAACTGCTTGACAATCCGCTGATACGATTGATCTCGTGCATTATATTGTTTAGCAACTGGCCGCTCCCTTTCGTAAGGAATCTGATTTTCTGACTGTGAGAATAATTCATAATCTCCTTTTTCAGAAATATCAATCCACATTTCATCTAACAAAATTTTTAATCTAGCTGCTTGAGTTACTAATCCAGAAACGACTTTTTTCTTGTCATCTGTAAGATCGTAAAATAAGTCATTCAATCGTTTTTCCTCAGCTGCTACCTTTTCATTTCTGATTTTTAAATCCGCCATCCAATCACTTCCTTTCTTCTGGGGAGGGGGTTATACGCGTATCATCAATAGATCTGTGGAGTTGACCCATCCACCGGTTGCGCTTTCTGAAAGCATTCATGAAAACATTTGACCGGGGGGGCTTTCATTACCACCACTCATCATCGAATTTTTTCTTTCGTTCTTCCCCTCGATAATTCATCCGACCGTGCCGCTTGTTATGACAGTCTTTGCAAAGCGTTCGAAGATTATCCATATCAGTTGCGAGTTCAGGATAATGTTCTAACTCTTTAATGTGATCGACCTCTAAGATAGTATCGTTAATACTAACTACCTTGCCTTCGTACTTGCACCACTGACATTCATAGTGATCTCGCTCTAATACCTTTTGCCTTAGCTTACGCCACGTTGATGATCCGTAGAAGTTCGCACGATCCTGCCTCGTCGATACTTCAATCATCTATTTCATCTTTCAATAAGTTAAAGCTTCCGCGCTCTCCTTCTTCATCGATGTATACTTCTACCCTCTTAGGGTCTATATCAGTACCTTCGACATACTCAAGAATAGCCATTAATTTAGTTGGTTTATCCGCTTCGCATGTATGCCAGTGCATGTACACATCGACTAACCCGTTAGGCAATTCGTCTACACGCTCACCGCGGTACAAGACTTCAGGGACCGAGTCAGTATCTTTTAGTTTGATCTCTAGAAGGTAAGGTTCCTTTGAAAATAGTTTATTCGTCTCATGCTTACTCAATATTCTTGTCCCTTTAGGAAACCGATCTCTGTCAACTAACACTGATAACCCTTGTTGTATTCGAAGAGAATTAATTAGTTCTAAAGGAATGTCCGGATTCCCACTCAAAGCTAATAGAGTTTCATAATCCTTTACCTCTTGAGTTTTATTTTTTAGAAACAAATCCAATAACTTCATTACTCTTCCTCCTTAATCCACTTAAAGAACTTGAACCACGCGAGCGCCTGCTCCTTACTGCTGCCGTCAGGACTGCTATGGCTCTCAGTCTTCAATACATGTATAGCAACATCATCTACGGTGTATGTGTCTGGTAACTTATCTATTGCATAGTTGAAACACTGCTGCAAGCATTCAAAGTATGTCACCTTATCCACCTCTCTATGTTGTATTGGATATACTCGTCTTTCCAATAGCCATGACCGCAATATATCAGCTTGCATTTATCAATCTCTTTTGGTGTTGCTTCTCTCCCCATTTCAACAATAGAGTACTTCTTTTTTATTTGGACTGATTGGACAACCCTCACTGGATCATCAGTGTTCGGTTGCGGATATCGGTTTGTTAGTGATACATACCAGTAGTTCCTCATTTGACCTTTCTCCTTTTGCGAAAGGGAACAACTTCATTACTGCCCTTTCGTTTGTATGTATCAACCTTTGATGGTCTTCTAAATTCCCAGACTCCCCTGCCGCTACCTTCATGAACAGTAATTACTTCATGCTTCTGTTCTAAGTATTGTGGTCTATACATTGTTGTTACCTCCTTTTTGCAAAATAAAAAGACCATCCATAAAACATGAATGATCTTTACTTAACTAATTCATCAACGTATTTTTTAATTTTTTTCTGATCTGATTTGTTTAATTCTTTGATTTCTTTCTTTATATGACTCACATCATTATTCTCTTTGCTGTTTCTTGTGCTCCACCAAGGATGCCAAAATAAATGTGAGCTACTTGAACTGCTCTTTACACTAGAACTTTTGCTGCTAGGTTTACTTGTTTTTGGACTAGTCGACTTAGCTCCACTACCTTTCGACGTACTGCTGCTTTTACCAGAAGTATGCGATGATGAGTGAGAACTAACATGTGGCGCACTGTGAGTAGAAACATGAGATGAAACGTGTGGCGAAACATGCACAGAGGCATGGGCAAATCCAATTAGAATTGCTGGTAAGGTGATAATGGATAGTAACTTCATAATTCCTCCTAAAATAAAAAGATCACTCTTTGAGTGGTCTTTTAACTATTAAATTCATTTAAATATTAGCTTTATATCAGGATCACTTCCTAAAAAATTTTTGTAATACTTCTGCAATTCTTCTTTATTCATGCCATTTTCTAAGCTGTATCCTTCTTTTTCTGTTTGCTCTGGAGACACTGCTAAATGTATTTCTCTATATTCTTTATCCTTAGCAAACTGTAAAAATTTCTTTAAAAAGAATGTTGATATACCTCTATGTCTACAATTAGTATTTGGAACACAAATAAATTTCAACACTAGATAAGGACTACTATTACGGCGTAATTTCAGATAATTTTTCCCTGAGTAAAAACTCATGATAAATACTTCTTCTTTCCCATCAAGTAAAGAAAATTTAACTCCATCATCAGTAGTCAATTTAGATTCAAACTTGTATTTAATATCTTTATTTTTAAGTGCTTTCGGTAATCCCCATAACTTTACTTGTTCTTCCATATCCATTAATATCACCTCAGTAAAATCTTACCACAGATATTGTGAAAATAAATACTAAGCGTATAATTTTATTTATCAGCGAGTGGTCCGCTGAAATAATATTAACGGTGGTGAAAAATATGAACTTAAGCGAGGTTCAAGCTGCGTATTTTATTTTAAATTGTTTAGACCCTGATAATTATACTGTTAAACTGTATGTTAAGAATGGTTGCAAAATTTTCAGTGCAGACTTTTTAAAACTCTCTGAAACAGGTTGGTCTGTGATTCAAGAAAGTTTGGATGAAGATTTTGACTTTTCAAACCCAAAGATATCCATAGCAAGTGGTGCAGAAAAAGGATTCCTTTGGGCAAAAGCTGCTAAGACATGGAATGATAGTTTTTCATATCCTAGACAATCAGTAAAACTTTTGGATCATCCCCAACTATTATTAGAAAAAGTTAAAGCTTTTATAGACAATCTGCAGATAGAAGACTATAGAGAATTTTCTACATTGGCTTACAATACGGAATATATTGATGGAAAAAAATTCAATTTTTGTTTGTTGCCAGAATCCAATTACGAATTATTTACTATTGAAGTTTCAGAAAATTAGACTCATACTTTAATAGATTGTAACAATACTGAAGACTTGCGTATGCTTCGTCATATGTTAAGTCTTCTTCTTTTAATAATTTAGTTAGTTTTTCTCCAACCTCTTTAACGCTTGATCCAAAAACTTCTTCTGGTTTATTGTTACGTTTGAATTTGCTCAGATAATGTTCGCGTGCACTTTCTTTATCCATTCGTTTTTCCTCCAATACATAAATTAATAGACAGCAACGGATGAAGAATTTAGGAGGAGTTCTCACACTCCTTAAAATATTTCGTTTCTAATGTTTCTTATCAGGCTTTGCCGTGGAAGGACTATACTTTATAGGTTCTGCTACTGGAGTGTTGATATTCCCTTCTGGTAAATCAATGCTCCAATTTGCTTTTACAAAAAAACTAGAATTTTCACTTTCAGCTTTATTCACAATAGCTGTTTCATCATCTCTTGTTTCCACTAGCCTCCTCCGTTCGATACATAATTTAATAGACAGCAGCATACGAAGAATTCAGAAGGAGTTGAGTTCACATCCTTATTCTTAATATTTCCGCTGCTGTCTATCGAAGCTTAATTAAACGATGAGGGAGATTTCCTCCCTTACATTTTATTTTGTCGATCCTGTTTCCTAATCTTTCGACACTATCATAATATCACGTTAAAACACTCAAAAACCCTACACTATCCCTACAAAAACCCTACAAAATTAACGATACTGAACTAACACGCCTTTTTTATATGCTTCTGCAAATTCGATCAACGCGATGGATTTCAATTTTTCTACGTTCTTCTCTCCGTATCCTCGTATCAATTGACCTATTTCATAATTAGAGTGCTTGTTTACGTCACAGAAGCTGTAGTAGAGTATCTGACGGCTAATCAGACTAAGAGCCATCAAAGCCGCTAAAATCGCATCTCTTTCCGCTTCTATGTCCATCATCTGAATCAATGCATCTTCTGCCTTATTGCCGTGCTTCGGTGCCTTCGGCATATCCGTAATAATCGGCGACTTAATATCTATCAAAGAGCGACCTGCCATCCGCTCCAAACGCCGAAAGTTCTTCAGCACATCTCTCGCATTACACCTTGTCTGTTTGAAATCTACCTCTCGTAACAATTGCATCAAGTCAAACCGCTCCTTTATGTGATATAATAAACTTGTCGAATTTATTAGAACAGTCGGAGCGATCCGGCTTTTTTTATTTGCCATTGATTAGTTCCATATCCACCAATCTCGCTACAGCTAAATTCTCTTTGCCTTTCGCTAATAACTTGTCGCATTCCATCGTGTTTTCAATACGAATGATCGCTGAGTGATTATAGACGTGTTCTACATATCCACGAAACGGATAAATGAACTCTTCTGCTTCACAGCGAACCATGTCACCGACTTTGACTTTTGGTTTCTTACGTTTTTTAGGATTCTTTGTCGGCATATCTAGCATTAAACCGCCGATACCATGACTACTAGCGTAAAATCCGTCTTTTAGTTTCATTCTTCTTCCTCCTGTTTTATTTTCACCATTTCTTTGTTGAAAACCCGCAACGTCTATACTGTTTAATTCGTTTCTTAGGTCTTTCTAGATCAACCAGAATAAATCTGTCGGATATATGATAATCTTCTATTACAGCCGTATACATTGGATTCGAAACCGAGTACCATGATCTTTTTTTATCAAACTCATCCGCATCATCTCTTGTAATTTCTATCATGTTAGCAGACATTAGATAGCTCTCTTCTTCTACCTCGAATGGGTAGGAATTTGTATCCCAGCTTCGAGGAAACCTGGCCAAATCTCTTTTTAAATAAACTTGAACATTCATTCCGCTTCCTCCTCAACCGTCCAAGCATTTGTAAATTTCTCTAAGCTTATTAGTTCATCTTCATTTAAATATCCGTAACCATATAAGGATTCTAAAAGGTCTTCTTTTGAATAGCCTCTAAAATCAAGTCTGAGACCGCTTAGGATGTATACAAAGGTTTTATTTCCATAAAACTTGATTGTGTATGTTTTCATCCCTCTTCCTCCTGTTCTAATCCCCATTGAGCGAATGCTGATAGGACTTCATATTCTTGTTTACAATCCAATAGTTTATAAGCTTTGCGTACTTTATTAGGTAATTTTCCTAATAAATTTTTATCAGAAAAAGCATTAACAGATAATATTGGTGCTTCTCTAGTTAAAATTGTCTCGCTTTTCAACCACTCCAACACGATTTGCTGGTTGTCGTTGAGTTGATATGGATCTTCTATTTGTCTTAAATCTTCCAATTCAAGTTGTAGATGACTGATTTGAACCATTTTAGCTTGCTCAACAATTGGAAACCCCAATCCCAAACTATCTTCTAAATTTTGGAGTTCGCTTTCTTTCTCAGATATGAGTTGTTGCAAACTTTTCATCCTTCCGCCACCTCTTCCACTGGCACAGCAAATGGCCAGTATCTTTCATCTGCTGATTTAATCGTAAGTTCATCTAATTTTGTGACAAAACCTTTTCTAGGTTCTTTTGTAGGAAATATTCTAGTTTCATCACTTGTGATCTCATAATGTAGATACAAATACTCTGTTTTAAGCTCCGCTGCCTCTTCATCCCAAACTTCATATGGTAGTCTCACATAATACAACGGCTCTTTCTCGACCTCGTAACCGTATAACAAAGCTTCTGTTGCTTTCTTTTTATTAGGATAATCATCACCTTCATTCTCAACAAGCCAGTTCAACAGCTCTTTTGTTCCTGATGGCGATCTATCATAATTGAGTTCATAATTGAGTTCATAATCAACACCATACCCCCAGCCAGCGCGTGTAATAAGAGAGATAGCATAAAACTTGTCACGTTTTTCCAGGACTTGTTTTGCCCAATCATCAAAAAACTTAGGCATAACTGGTTTCTGCGGTTCGTCTATTTTTTTCATTAACGTAATACCTGCATTTATGCTCTCGTTATAGCAAGCAGCTATTGCATCATTTCCTATCACTTTAATACTTTCTAACTTTTTGATTGTTTCCTGTTTATTCATCGCTGTTCCTCCTAAAAAATTAACTGTCAAAGCAATATAATCACTTTCAATGATACAAATCCCACCAGCGCAATAATTACAGATATAAACGCACAGTTTATGAAACAGCCAACTAAGACGCTTGCTTCTTCTAACCAGTCTTTCATCACTGTTCCTCCAATAACTCGCTATTCTCGTATATATTTCCAATGACTTCTTCTCTACCAGTCCACGAATAGCCATTACTTAATCCTGAAAGATACCACGCTGGCATTCCTCCAAAAAATGTTCCTCCATATTTCTCTAACCAAATTACTTCATGAGGACAACCCCTAGTACATCTGATGATATCGCCTTGGTAGACATCCACACCATTCTTATCTTTCATTCCTGTGGATTGCATGAGGACTAAATTTCGTACATGATACGATTTCAATTCGGAAGGCGTCTTCCAATATTCGATACTGTTGACCTTGCCACCTTTAGTAAAATGTAAGACTGCTACTTCTCTCATAACGCTCTTTCGCTTATCCCACGCTCGAAATCTCGTTATCATTTGCTGTCCTCCTGTGTTTTAGCATTGATATAAAACGAAAGGTACTCTTTGTAATCGATTGGTTCTAGCTCTTCTTCATTTCTTTCTGGTTCAGCTCTTAGACTTACGTATAATTGTCCATCAATAGAATGTACGCCACTCACATTGTTCATTCCATATTGCGTAAGCAGTTCAAATCGGTAATTTGATTGTGCAGAATTAAATGCTTCTAGTTCTTCTCCAATCATGTCATTTAGCCTTTTCAAAGTACGGCTTTTCTTTTTTAAAATTCGGTAGCCTTGACTTTCCTCTTTCTTTAACTCACTTTCAAATTCTATTTCGGCTTGACTACCAATTTCAATTCCCATACGAGTCGTTGTCCACATACCTAAAACACCACCATTAAAACATGGAAATTCGACAAATATTTGCTTCATGGATACATCTAATACTTCTCTTTGCTGTTCTGTTTCTGCATATAGACGATTTAATTTAGAATATTCCTTAACTCTATATACTGGTTCATTTAAAACGCTCGCCATTATTTCTCCTCCTCAATCTCGCATGCCTGTTCAAACTGTCTAGTAATGTTTTCTAACGCTTTTTTGTACTCGATAATACTTTTTATCGTTCTTTCTTCACTTAACACGTAATCGCGTTGTATCGCCTTTAAACACGATGAGACCGTTTGAAAGTATCCGATATCTGCTCGTGATTCTTCTTTTGTTTCTGTGTAGCGGATGTTTCCTTCTTCGTCTCGTCTTACCTTCGATAAGACAATGTTTCTAGAATCACTGGTAATTCGATAATCTTCGATTCTCATGTCTAGCATTTTTTCTCCTCCACATACCTAAACTGTCTTCCTTTTGAATCAATATCCATATTCTTCGCTCTATCCCAGATGATGTTTTTGCTCAGACCAGTAATTTCAGATAACTGTTCAGCGGTACCTGTTACTAGAATTCGATCACCATGCCAGATTGCAATTTTTCTCGGCGTTTTCCGTTTAGGCTTTTCAGTCCACATTGATTTACCGATCTTTTGGACTTCTGCAACTATTTCTTTGTCTTCTTGCCAATTCTCAGAATGTGTCAGTTCGATGATTCGTTTCATTGCTGCTTTCTTATCCACGCTCATTCCTCCAATCGATGGATTTCCCTTCTTAAATTTTCTATGTGTAAATCGATTGCCTTTCTCGCCGTTTCATTGACCATCACTGCCTTTGTCCGTTCCAGATCGTCAATTTCACGTTGAATGCTTCGAATTCGCATTTGAATCACTTCTTCTGTTGTCATGATGATTCCTCCACGTATCTAAACGTTCTCTTCTTAGCGTCTGTGTAGCCACACCTTGCTCTTTTCCTCACGATTTTCTCGTGCAAGCCTGTGAGACTTGCTAACTGTTCAGCTGTCCCTGTCACTAGAAGTTTGTCACCGTGCCAAATTGCGATTTTTCGTGGTCTTGGCTTGTTGCTCTTGTCTGCCCACATCGCTCTTCCAAGCCTCATCACTTCTGAAGCAGCTTCTTTGTCATTTTGCCAATCTTCTGAATAAGTCAATTCGATAATTCGCTGCATTGCCGCTTTCTTATCCATCCCGACATTCTCCTTTCAATAATTTGAGTACTTGATCAAGTGCGCTCTCACGTCCGCCATGAAACGTGTTGAGCCACTTGTCTTCGTACGACACACTTTGTCTTAAAGCTTCTTGATGCATTAATTCGATCTGTGCTGTAAATGTCTTTAGGTCCATCTTGTTTACACCTGCTCAAGTTCACTAAGATGTTTTTGCAATCCTTTAATGCAATCAACAAATAGTAATTTTGTATAAGCTAAATTTCTTAATTGTGTTGCATCGATATAGAGTGCGAAATAGTATCTGAGTTTACTCCAACTTGAACGATCATTCTTAATTCCTTCAATTCCAGCTTCTTCGAGTTGATCATATACGTCTCTCAGAATTTCTATTTCCTCACCAGTTTTATACTTTGCTATTTCATTAATTAGTTCTAGATAATCGATCTTCAATTTTCCACCTCTTAGAATGGTGCTTTTGATTGTCTATTAGCTCGTTCTAGCGCTTTTTTCTTAAGATAGGCTTCTTGGTCGATTGCCCATTCAGGAAGCTTCTCTCGTCTTCCTGTGCGCTTGTATCCACTGCTTGCGCTCTTAGATTCATTTTTTTCTTTTCTTGCCCAGCTTCGAATAGTTGCCAAATAGTTTTTATAAGTCTTACCTGATGATTCACAATACTCAGATAGCCGTTCTATTCGCTCTTGGTAGTCATTAGGGAATTCCGTTTTGAGTTTCTCCATTTGGTCTTCTGACAAAAGCACATTTTTATACTCTCCGTATTTATGACGGATAGGCTTAGCCTTCGATTTATTCGAAGGCGGTAACTCTCTTATATATTCTTTTGTATTATTAAATGTATTATTAAAAGATGTATTATTATCTTTGACTTTTTCGTCAATAGGGGTATTGCGTTTTTCGTCAATAGGGTATTGATTAATTCGTAGGTACCTATTGATTATTTGATTGGTACCCTCTTTGTAAATGATTTCCCGATTCAAGTATCCAAACTTAATCAAATCACTTACCCATCGCGATATGGTCTCTTTATTCACACCATATAAATCTGCAAAGTACTCATTGCCTGCCCAACAAAAGCCTCTTTCATTACACAAGGCCGTTATCTCTCCGTATAACAACTTAGTATTTGGTTTAAGTCTTTTGTCGTACCTTACGTTGGCTGGTATAATCGCATAATAACTTCGATGTTCTGTCATTTTTACCCTCCAATATTTAACTTTTTGATTGTCTCCTGGTTTAACTTGATTCCTTTGATTTGATATTTATTTTTAAAATTGATCACACCTATTTTGTGTTTCTCTGTGTGATGGATTCTGCAGAGTGCTGCAAATGTGTACTCTGAATGATCAACTTCTTTGCGCTTTCGTCTTCCTAGCGCTTTGTCAAAGTGATCGATGTCAGCTCCTGTTTTGCCACAGATACAGCAGACTCTTTTTGTGATGCATTTGTAGAAGTAATATTCTTGATTCGCTGGTAAAATCTCATAGCCTTCTTTGAAAGTAATATGATGTTCAAAGATGAAATCTAAGATGATATTTGCTAAGACATTAGCATCACTCACAGTCGTATTCGATTCATCTTTGAGGCTTATTTTGCGCCCTGTGACACCTTCAAAGCGGAAGTAAAAGAATTCCTTCCAGAAGTCCGTTGGCATGCCTGTATCGATGAAAATATCGCCTATGAGCGCATAGATGAAGTTTCTTTGCTGTACTGTGAACCGACGTGGATCAATAAAGCGAATTTCAATGACTCGATCGCCATCGTAGCCGTCATACATCGTCTTCAATCGCTCGATATTCACTTCTTCATTGATTCTTGCCACTATCTGGTTGCCTTTGAATCTTCTTAGTACCGCCGAGTATGAGTCTATTAACGGTTTAAACATTCATATCACTTCTCTTTTGTTTCTTCTCTGTACTGATCTTCAAGCCAATTAACGCCTCGTTTTAGAATGCCCAAGTCTCTCTTGGTCCATTTACTGTCATCAGCGGTTATGGAAGCCGCATCAGTCAATGCAACAATTGCTTCATCAATTGATTTTTCGTACTTGTTAGCAACCAGTTGTAAAGCATCCAAGAATAGCTTTTTGCTTCTTTGAGTAGCTGGTTCAAGCATCGAGACATCTTCTGGCATATCTTCGCCAGCAAATATATATAGCCCTAGCCCAAACATTGCTAGATTTTTTACAAGACAGCGCATGATCGTTTTGTTGATATCAAACATAGTTGCTGCTTCAACTCGCTTTTCGATTTTTCCAACAATCTCTTTTTTCTTCGTTTCGTTATTCCACTGATAATCATTGACTTCGTAGGTATATGGCTCATCTTTCATTGCCTTGTTTGCACCATCCATGACTGGTAACCACATGTCACGCTTTACTCCGTTGACTGTGATACTGGTAAAAACCATATAGCCTGTTTTTTCATCAAAGAGGTATGGACGATGCGTTTCTGGATCACGATAGATTTCGTAGTCTACTTCTTCGCAGATTTTGCTGACTTCTGCCCACGCCCATGCCCAGGACAGATAAGTTAGTTTGTTTCTTTTTTCGACAACATCATTGACGGTTATCTTGTACAGACTATTGAATAATTTGTTATCGTTGCGTTTCGTTCCTTCACTCATCAAATTCTGCCTCCATTTCAGCAATGTATTTCTTACCTGGTCCGTAATAAGAGATATCAATCAAGTTATCTCTGTCGTACTCCTCTAGCGCATCAATCAAGCCATCTTCGATGACATAGATATATTCAGGTTTTCTGGACCGCTTCGATAAATGGATAAGATAGACATGATCCCAAATACTCACAAAATTGCCCAAATCGTCTTGATCACATGCTAGTTCTTCATTCGTCAAAAGATTTCGTCTGATTTTTCGATTATTTGTTTCCTCGACATTCGATTTGCCCCAACTAGGATCAGTCAAATATTGATCTAGAGTGGAAAGTTCATTTTCCATGTGTTAAAATCTCCTTATGATGTGTTTTCTTTGTGACTCTTTGCTTGCCGGCGGAGTCACTTTTTTTATTTTTCAAAATTACTAATTCTTGCATTATTTCTTCTCTCCTTTTTGATATAATGGTTTAAAAACTGGATGGTGAAATAATGAAATCTTCTGATTGGATTCAAGTTATTGCTATTTGCCTTACTCTTATTGTGTCTGTCATTTCAATTGTTCAATCGAATAGATCAATTAAATTAACAGAAAAAACTATAGAAGAATCTAACAGGCCGTATGTATCTGCATATGTGGATATAATAGATACAACATTTTTTGCAAAGTACTTAGTTTTAAAAAATTTTGGAAATACAATGGCCACTATATCTAAGCTTACGTTTGAAGGTCTTGAAGAAGACCAAGTAAACAGAAATCGTCAAATGAAATCTTTAGTTGGCGGGTCAATAGCGCCAAACCAGAAATTTTCCACTGCGGTTGAACCTGACTTTAGAGGAAACGTAATAGTTCAGATTACTTATTCAGATACTCAGGGGAAAACTTATAAAGATATTTTTCACCTTTACTTTGGTCAAACTACAGATATGATGTGGCAAAAAGATACTTCAAAAAATCGCTCTGAAGAGGCTAAAGCCATAAATAACGCTGCTCATGCAATAGTAAAAACTCTTAAATAGATCACTTCTTTCTCCTTTTTAATCGTTTAAGTGTCTTATAGTTATCGACCATTATCGGAATTGTTATAACCAATGTTAGCGAAACTGCAACAATTAAAATATAATCTCCAATATTCATCCTAGTCAGCCCCCTCGGTTGGCTTTTTCTTTTCCCATCCGATCACTAAAAAGAAAAGTAGAATGTAGCCGTAGGCCAGCCAAATATTGACTAACGTGAAAACTGGTATTGCGATCATCGAAAGCAGGATCGTTTGAAAATTTAGTCGTTTCATATTGCGTACCTCCTACTGGCCCAACTCATTTACTTTCTGTTGGCTCAAATTTGCTAACTCAGCCATGCGTGCGTCTTTTTGTGCTGAATCATTTTGAACATTAGATAGATCGTTACGTAGCTTATCCGCCTCTTGCTGTTTCTGCGCGACTTCCTGTTGCTTAGATTCGACTTCACGTTGTTTGGCTTCGATTTCAGACTGCTTCGCATTGACCTCGTTTTGTTTGTTTGCCAATTGCTGTTTCAAACTGTCTAGTTGATCTTGCAGGTTCTTTTGTTGACTAGTCGTTTGATCAAGTTTGCTTTGAACGTCTGTTGCCTTCTGTTTGTTCTGCGTAGCAATGTTAGCTAGTTTGTAGATATTCTGTTCAACAGTTGTTGCGTTATCGAAGAACCCAACACCTGCCGCGAATCCTACAGTTGAACCTAGAAACAATGCAGCAGTAACTCCTAGTGCAATTTTTTTATTTTTCATGTGGTACTTCCTTTCTTATAAAAAGCGATTTATTATTCGTGTGGTGCTATAATTATTTTGGAAAGTGAGGTGAAAATTTATGGCTTATACTACTGGTGAAAAACCAGGAAAAGGAACGTATACTTGTAAAAATTGCGGTCAAAAAGTAAGACTTGATGATCGTACGGACACGCTACCACCGTGCCCAAGCTGTGATAAAACAACGTATACAAAATAACTTTTCCATGAGGCGGTCTCTTTAGGCTGCCTTTTTATGCTTAATAAATAGGCACTTACCAAAAATCATTAACCATTTACATGTGAATTGACCTTCTTCTGTGTAATACTTTGTTTCAAAAATTCCAGTTTTCATTTCAAACTTCCTTTCTGTTGTATAATTTTCTTATCAGCAAGTGGTCTGCTGAAATCTGATAAGGTGGTGAAAAAAATATATGGATGATTTGACTAATGATGCAAAATACTTACTTTCAAGAATGTATGCTGAATACATTCAACGTCGTAAAAATGGCGATTCAAAATCAGTTGCTATAAACTTTGGTAAATCTGATTCTGTCCACGAAAAGATTATGCCTGCGTGGTTACCAGAAGATGTCCACTTTACAATTAAAGAATTGAAAGATAATAATTTTTTGAATGCAACAATGGCAAGCGACGTTTATTACAATGTTTCTTTGACCCCGCTCGCAATTTCAAAAATGGAATCAAAGTTTAAAGACGATGCCAGCAAAGTTCTTGATTTTGCTGTTAAAGTGAAATCGTTAATCCCTTTCATTTAATCCAAAAGGATCACTTTGCAGTCTTTCAATTGCTTTTTGCATACTATTGACGTTTGTAATAAGTGTTTCTTTTAGCTCTTTATTTGCCTTAGTATCTTCTGCCAAAGCGCTAAGGCTATTTGCTATGCTTTCTAATGCTGTTGCAATTCGTTCATCTGTAGTCATATTTTCTGCTCCTCCGCTAATTATCAAAAAAAATTTAAGTTAAAGTTAAAAGACTCATTTTAATTGAAAAATTTTTCTTTAATAATCAAATACAAATTAATTATTATTGATCCAATCCCACAAAACATAATTAACAGAAATACAATATCGTCCTTACTCATTAGTCAGTCCCTCCCGACTGGCTTTTTCGCTCTGTACTCAGCTTCATCAAGCCCCATAAAAATCCAGACCATGTAAACGATCGTTCCTATCAACGCTTGTCTGCTTCCCCAAAGTCCTAAAGCATAGACGATTAGGGGTGCGCTGAACACTAATGCTCTATTAAATTTTCCCATCCGCTTACCTCCTTAGACTTTATATTTCGACATGAATTCATCGATATCTTTGATGTCGTATTTCGGACGGCTGTTTTCACCGAAGATGATTACTTTCAACCCTTTTTTTACCCATTCGTTAATAGTTCCTGCTGACGTTCCTGTATAATGAACTGCTTCTTTTTGAGTCAGATAGCGTTTAGGAACGTAGCCTATAAGAAATGAATCTAAATCGTTTTTGTTGATTAGTTCTTGTGTCATTTCGTTTTCCTCCTCTACAATTCATACATAGTGATAATCGAATCTATAATTCTGTTTGCTTCTGCAGAAGTCTTTTTACCGTTTAAAATTAAAGATAAGTAGCTTTTGCTAATTCCAAATCTTTCAGCGAGCATGGTGTAAGTTAAGAACTTTGAACTTTCGACATATTCTTTGATTTTTTCTCTATCTCGTTGAGTGATTTCTGCAATGTCAGTCATACTAAAACTCCTTTCTAACCAATTTCCTCTAAATCCATTTGAGGGTAATATCCTTCTTTTTTTAGTAATTCGTAGATAAATAGACGCCCTTTCTGTGTCCATTTGGTATTCATTACAATTTTAGTGCCACCATCGGCTTTCGGGATCTCAGTTGTATGAGATTTTGTGTATCCTTGGTTCATGTGTTTTTTGCACAATAACCATTGGTTACCGACTTTTTTCTGAATACCTAGTTTATGAAGTAATTTATTCATCTGTTGTGGAGACATCCCATAATCTGCTGCAATCTGACTAATTGTTACTGAATCTGTAGAAGATAATATGCTATCTAAATAGGAGATTTTAGGTTCGTACTCTGCAATCTTTTGTTCTGCGATTAATCTTCCAGTTCTTTCTTCTTTTAGTTGAGTTGCTAATTGAATGATTGTATCTGGATTAAGCAAAGCTTCTTCTACTTTTTCTGGAGTTAGATAACCTCCATGTTTTCTAATTGCTGGCAACACTTCGCTCGTTACCCAACGCTTGAATTTTTTGGCTGAGGGAAGTTTTGATTTTAAGATTAAACTGTAAAGGCCTGATTCATTAATGATCGTCATTTTTTGTTTTCCGCCAAGGTCGCCCTGAATTGGGGCATCCTGCTTATCTTCTTCATCTACGTGTGTAGAAATAGCATTTCTTGGTTTTGAGTAACCTAAAATTTCTGCAACGTCTTTACCTACAAAATATGGTTCATCATTTACTAAGATTGTCCGAACTTCGTTTTGTTCGAAATTAAAAATTTGTGGTGTGTTCATATTTTCATTCCTTTCTTTGATATAATTTTCTTATCAGTGTGACAGGCTGAAATAATTGATAAGGAGGTGGAAATTATGGTGCAGGTTCCTTATGCTGAATCTAGCGGTTCATTATCTGTAAGAGTAGAACTTCAACACGCCGCAGATGTGTTTTTGGTCGATTCTACAAACTACAGAAAAATGAACTCTGGTCAAAAATTTAAGTACTACGGCGGACATTACACTAGAACACCGGTAAATATTACAGTCAGTGGTCCTGGTAGATGGTACTTAATTGTTCGTGGTGGCGGGCAATACAAATATAGATTCTATTAATCTTTAATTTGAGCTGGCATGCCAATTGTCAGCTCTGTTAATGTGGCATTTTTTTTCATATAATATTCCACTTTTGATACAGCATTTTGCAAATTAGAAATCGTCCAGCCTTTCTCGGTTACAAAACTAATAACCGTTTCAATAAATTCTTTTTCCTCTGTTTCTAAAACAATCCTTTGCGTGTCCATTCTATTCATTCCTTTCTTTGATATAATTTTCTTATCAGTAAGTGGTCTACTGAAATAATGCATAAGGTGGTGAATAAGTATGAATAAAAAAATCGCTGCGGATTTAGTTGTTGCATGGCTAAATCACGAATCACAAGTATCTACTAAAGGCGAATCAATTTCGCCAAAAGAAATTGCTCAAGCTTATTTAGATATTCAATATGCTGTTATCTATGGTCAGCTTCCAGAAGACCGTAAAAACGATGACTAAACGTGAGCTAAAATCTCTGCTATGGCTGCAACCATGGCAGAGTCTTCTTTATCTACCGCGTGTTCCATCGCCACTTTTGCTTGTTTCAGTATGTCTAATTTCAAATCTTCGATTTTTGCCGAGACTGTTTTTTCCATATTCTTCTCTCCTTTCTTTTATATTCGTAAACAAATTTAACAACTTTTTTCTAAATTCAATTGACAAAACATAGAGTTTTATTCTATACTTTGTACATAGTTAAATAAGACATATAAACATTGATTTTAAAAGCTTTCTTGGCGGTTGGCGTTTAATAATCAAAAGTGTTTTTTGTTGTCTTTTTAGTTGTTAAACTTGTTTACAAGAATAAGTATAGAGTTTTGGCTCTAATTTGTCAACAGATAAATAGAGTTTAATTCTATATTTTTTCTTGTCAGTCTAGAAAGGTTGACATATCAATGAATCCATACGAAAAAATAAAAGAATTAACAAAGCAAAACGGAATATCTGTAAGAGAATTAGAAAAAAGATTGGGATATTCAAATGGATATTTCAGTAAATGGAAATCAGTATCACCTAACTCCGAAGGTTTGGCAAAAGTATCAGATTACTTTGGAGTCTCTGTAGACTACCTTCTAGGAAGAGAGAAAAAAGAGACCCCTAAACATGTGGATTTATCAGAAGACGATACTGTTTTTTCTTTTGATGGAAAAGAAATATCTAAGGAGACAATGCGTAAAGCGATTGCAATTGCTAAAGCTTTAGAAGAAAATGAATAGTTGGAGTGATGGGTTGTATGTATTTAAAGTTGAAAGAAATGCTGAGTGAGTATAATTTAAAGTTAATCTATATGGAAATGGAAGAACCAGGTTTTTATTATCCAAAACCAAGAATAGTATTTTTGAATGAAAAACTACACGAAGACAGTTCTGAAGCTTTTCATTTAGCCCACGAGCTCGGTCATTTCATTGCTTCACATTTTGAATATTCAGCACTGTACGATAACTCTACAACTTTTCATTCAAAGTTCGAAGCTGAAGCTGATAGAATCGCTATTATGATTCTACTTAATATCTTTATTGAGAATGAATTAACAGATGAATCTCAGTTCAAATTGGAAAATTTTATGGAATTCTATGCTATCAATAATAAGTTAAGAACAGAATGTTTTAATGTTTGCCAGTCATATTTCAAGAAAAAATACTCTTATGCACAGTAAAAAAAGCCCGTGCTGCAACACGGACTCATACCTCATTTCTGAGATTCTACATATAAATAATATCATAAAAAATGAGGAATGAAATATGAAAGATTATATTTATTTAGACATGAATTTAGCTAATTCTTATTTAGCACAAATTGATAAAGGTATCTTGAAAAAAATAGTCAACGGGGAAGCTTTAGCCAATACTAATCAAGAAAATGGCGGAGATACTATTTCTTCAGAAGGAGGAGGAAGTCTAGGTATTCCAGGCGTTATTAATAGTAATGGAAAAATGACTAAAACTGAAATTGACACATTTTCAAATATATCTAGTAAAAATTCAAGTGAATTAATTGAAACCGTTCTAGATGATTATGCTATTGATTTGCTAATAAATAAATTGAGAGAAAAAAGGTTGATTGATTCTCTAAGAAATTCGCACGAAGGTGACTTTGTTCTAATTAACGTCCCGTTTAAATTTTACGATTTTGAATTTATGCAAAAAAGTTTAAATGAAAATTTCTTTAAAGCAATTGGAATCAACAATAATAAAAATAAAGAAATAGAAGGAATTGAAGCGTTACTCAAAGAATACGATAAAAAAATAAAAATTTACAATCAACCCAAGAAAAAAAATCAACTATCTGCTGAACAGCGACAAGAATTCAAAAAAATAAAGAGCCAAAAAAATGAGTTATCGAAAGAATTAGAAAAGGCGAAAGAGTCCATTGACATTTTTAGTATGTTTAGAATTCTATCTGAATTCGGAGATTCTTTATTTCCTAACTCAGTTATACTTTCACACAAAGGATATCTTGCATATTGCAATAGACATAACATGAGAATTTCTCAAGCTCAATTATCTGCAATCTCTGACTCTAAAAGAAATATATGCATTTTAGCTAATATTTCAAATGTAAAAGAAAATGTTAATAAGAATGGGCAGATAAATGATTTTCAAACAATAGATTTAAATATTTTACCCTCATTGCTTAGTGAATTGCTCTTGGGAAATTTCAATTTGTTGGAATCTGGAGATAGAATTTTACGACCAATTGCTATTTATTTCGATCAGGAATAAATCTATTCATTCTATCATTAACCCGCTCTTGAAATTGAGAGTATTCGTGCTCTTGTTGCCTCAATTCTCGATTTATTTCTGCTCTACGTTTTTTATTTTTTTGTTCAAGAAGTATTAATTCATTATCAAATTTTTGGTTCATGTACCGTCTAAACAACATACTGACCCTCCTATACTTCATATATGTACTTTCATAAAACACGCCCCACCGACCAAAGCGAGCGTGTTCTAAGAAAAAACAAACCTACACAATAGGCTTATTCACGTGTCTATTGTATCAGAGAAAGAGAGTTGATTCAATTGGCAAAATTTGAACAATATAAGAAAAAGAACGGTGAAAAAGCGTGGAAGTTCCAAGCTTATTTAGGAATCAATCCAGAAACAGGAAAGTCTGTTAAAACTACTCGTCGAAATTTTAAAACTCAACGTGAAGCAAAATTAGCGCTCGCAAGGTTGCAAAGTGAATATGAAAACAATTTATTAAAAAAAGAAAAGCCGAAAACATATAAAGACGTATATGATTTATGGATGACTGAATACAAAAGAACAGTACGAGGATCTACATTGTTAAAAACAGAAAGAATTTTTAAAAATCATGTATTAGAAGAACTCGGCGACATATATATTTCTGAAATCACGCCTATCAAAATTCAAAAATTAATGGATAAATGGGCAAATAAATATGATACAGCTCCTAAAATGATGAATTACACAGGACTAGTTTTTAAATACGCCGTTCGATTTGGTATAATAGAGTCCAATCCTACAGATGCCATACGCAAACCGAAAAGAAGAAAAAAACTACTACTGAAGAACCGTTTTATGATAAGAAGCAATTAAAATTATTTCTCGACGCACTATATGAGCAACCGAATATCAAAGTTCAGGCTTTTTTTAGATTACTTGCCATGACTGGTATGCGAAAACAAGAAGCAGGTGCTCTTGAATGGAGAGATATAGATTTCAAGGCTAAAACAGTCAATATCTATAAAGCCGTTACTAGAACAGCAAATGGACTAGAAATTGACACCACTAAAACGGTTGGATCTAGCCGAATAATTTCAATCGATCAAGGTACTTTAGACAAGCTTAATGAATGGAAAAAAGTTGTCCTTCCTCCATCTGATGATTGGTTGATTTTCGGTCAAACTAATGCTAAAAATCCACACGATATAATGAGCCTTGATACATCACGAAAATGGCTTTTAAACATCCAAGATCAAATGGATAAAAAACAAAAGAAAAAACTTCCTAGAATCACTGTGCATGGCTTCAGACATACTCAAGCTAGCTTATTAATAGAAATGGGTGCGTCACTAAAAGAGGTGCAATTTCGATTAGGTCATGAGGACATCCAAACTACTATGAATACTTATGCTCATGTATCTAAACTTGCCAAAGAACAATTAGCAGATAAGTTCAATAAATTTATAGATTTCTAGCTATGTGGCATTCAAAATGGCATTCAATTAAATTTAAGTATTGATATAATAGCATTTAAGCAACTCCCGCCGTCTCCATATATGTATGGTTGAGACTAATAGATACTGTAAAAAACGTTGATAAATCAACGTTTTTTTATTTTGGCTTAAAAAAAATTTGAATTTTTTGCTTTTTATTTAACAATTAGAATTTCGCGTATATTGTCACACTTAGTTTTTCTTTGTCAACAGTCTTTCCTTCAATAATTTTCTTTATAGATTTATCCGTTTTAACTTTATTAGTTCCTATAAAAAAATACCAATCAGAAATTACCATAAATAATGAGTATCTATCAAGAAAACATTAGAAATAACCAGTAAAATGAACGGCCAATTGTACTTTTACTGGTCATTTATAGAATTTTTTTAAGGAGATAGAATATTATTAATACGTGACACTTCCATTTATGTCAAATGTTTTGGTCCGCTCATTACTTTCAAATCGAAGAAAATACGTGCCAGAAGTTAATGAACTTGTGAAAGTACCGTTGCTAGTTCCAGAAAAATTCCTAGAAGAAACTATAGTTGAGCCTATCAGATTCTGCCGTGCAATAGCAACATTCAACACAGTAGATGCTCCAGCACTCCGTCTAGTTAGATTATGCCTAACAGTATACGAACGTGTAGTTGAAGTAGACCACTGTTGACAGATCTCCATGACCAAATACCAGTCCCACTATATGTCATAGCGGTAGCAGCGTTTACAACTGTTGCAGAAAAAAAACTTAGTATTAAAAATGCGAGCGATAGTTTTTTCATATATTTTTCATAGTATAGCTCCTTTATGTTTTTTTGTTATAATAATAGAAACAAATTTGAAAGGAGAATTCTACTATTAATAGCATAAAAATTAAAATAAAATTGTTATTTTTAAATGTTTCATTACTATGTTTATCGTTTTTGTT